CGCGCATCACAAAACTCGTAGGGACTTATGCAAAAAAGGGTGCAAACACAGAAGAAAGACCTTGGAGATTATCTCGTATAATAAAATATCCAGAAGAACTTGAATGCACGAACAAAGAGTATATTGAAAAAATAGCAGACCTTTACAAAGACGAGCGCCCCGCCCCTTCAAGGGAAAACAACTATGGTCAGTCAAGATTTGATGTAGAAGATTTTCTTAATCGGCACGGATTGGAATATAGGATAGTCAGAACAGGATTAGGTACGAGGTATATCCTAAAAGAATGTCCTTTCGGCGGGCATCCCGACCCTGATTCAATGGTATTTCAATATGACAGCGGAGCAATCGAGTTCTTCTGCTATCACAACAGTTGCTCGCACTACCACTGGAAGGATTTCAGATTGCACTTCGAACCCGATGCCTACGACAAGAAGGACTACCGAGAGTTCCGTTCCAAGCAACAATACTACGAGAAATACGAGCCAGTCAAAATCAAGGAGGAGACATCGGAGAACGGCAAGAAGTGGCTCGATTGGGACGACATCCAAGACATCAACGACGCCGACCTAATCGCCATCAAGAGCGGATACTTCTTGCTCGACAAACTCATCAAGGGATTCGTGTTGGGCGAACTATCCATAATGTGCGGATTGAACAGCAGCGGAAAGTCAACGATACTGAACTCGTTCGCGCTGAACGCCATCCAAAGGAACTACCCTACTGCTTATTTCAGTGGAGAGTTGAGGCCGCAGCGGTTGAAGCAATGGATAGCGCAAGTGGCGGCTGGTCGCACCAACGTGACGAAGAATCCAGAAACAGAGCGTTCTTATGACGTCAATCCAAATGTGTTGCCGAAGATTTCCGAATGGATTAACGGCAAGTTGAAGATTTACAGCCATGAGAAATACGGTAATCTGAGCGAGCAACTCGTCAACGACATCATCGAGTGCATAAAGAACTTCGGAGTCAAGTTCATCCTCATCGACAACCTAATGTCTGTTTCTCTTGACGGAGAGAGCGGAGACAAGAACGACAAGCAAAAGAACTTCGTCATCAAGGTGGCGAATGTTGCAAAGACCTATGGAGTCCATATCATGTTGGTCGTGCATCCGAGAAAGGAGAACGGATTGCAGTTCTTGCGCAAGGAGTCCGTCAAGGGCGCTGGCGACATCACCGACGCAGCCGACAACGTGTTCCTCATACATCGTGTCGGAGACGATTTTGAAAAACGCGCGACTGAGTTCTTGGGGAAAGAAAGGGTCGCCAATCTCATCACGTACGACAATGTGATTGAGATTGCAAAGAACCGAGACTATGGTGTCTCCGACATGTTTGTCGGCCTTTACTTTGAGGCAGAGAGCAGACGGTACAAGAACTCCAAGGCGGAGCAGATACACTACGATTGGGAGGAGCAGGTGGAGGAATACACCTATACTGCCCCTACATCTCTGACCTTTGCACCGAACCCCGAGTTCGAGAAAAACGAGCCACAGGTACAGCCCGAGCCACAAGTTCAGACACAGGATGAAGACGACACCTATTGGGCACAGTTCAAGCATGATTCGTCTCCATTGCCATTTTAAAATTATTGAAATATGATAGAGTTTGACAAAATTTATAATATGGATTGTCTTGAAGGGCTTAAAACCCTTCCAAATGATAGTGTGGATTGCTGCGTAACATCACCACCCTACTACGCCCTGCGTGACTATGGTTGCGAAGGGCAGATAGGCTTGGAAGAAACGCCCGAAAAATACATTGAAAGGCTGACTGATGTGTTTATGGAAGTGTATCGAGTGTTGAAACCTGAAGGAACTTTGTGGCTAAATATAGGAGATAGTTATTGGGGCGGTGGTTGGAGAAACGCATCTTTCAATGAACACAGCGGCGATATACAAAAAGGGAGCAAGGGCACTCATTGCGGTGATACAATGCCCGCCTGCAAGGGTAAGCAAGGCGACTACAAGCCCAAAGACCTTATCGGCATTCCGTGGATGCTTGCCTTTTCGCTTCGCAGCGCAGGTTGGTACTTGAGACAGGACATCATCTGGCACAAGCCTAACGTGATGCCGGAGCCAGTGAAAGACCGCTGCACCAAGTCGCATGAGTACATCTTCCTGCTGAGCAAGTCGGAGCGTTACTACTTCGACTACGAGCAGATTCAGGAAGACGCGACCACGATGGAAAACCGACCCGCTGGAGTTGTACGCAACCGAAAGTATGGCTATGACAGCAAGCAGAACCGCCACCCCGAAGCCTATTTGATGAGCGAAACTAGTAAGCAGGGCGAAGTCAGTGCGGACGATATGCCTACGGGCAAGCGAAACAAGCGCGATGTTTGGTCGGTCAATACCAGGCCCGACATGAACGCTCATTTCGCCGTATATCCCGAAGAGCTGATTCGCCCTTGTATTCTTGCTGGGTGTCCGATTAACGGTGTTGTGCTTGACCCGTTCATGGGCAGTGGTACAACCGCAGCGGTCGCTTTAAAACTTGACAGACATTATATAGGATTTGAATTGAATCCTGAATACGTTAAAATAATCGAGCGCAAAACACAGGTACAAAAAGAGTTATTCACATGAAAAGAGTATTGATAGACAAAGACCCGTTCAGTAACGGCACTGAACACATGCGGTTCGAGGAATACAACTGCAACAAATGTGTCAAGTCAAGCGAGCCTAAAGCCAACGGCACAAAATACACCAACTCCGACAAGGACAACATGCCGAAGTGTCCGATACAAAGGGACATCGTGACAAGAATGATGTCAAACAAACCTATCTACAAAGAAACAGCGACCATCTGCACCGAGTTTATCCTGTACGGCGTCCTGTGCCCTCATATGCAGACGGAGTATCCCAAGAAGAAACACACAAAGAAATCACCCGAAGGACAACTTAACCTATTTTGACTATGGTAACAATCACAACATTCAGAGACTGCGACAACAGCGGAGCCGAAATTAAAAAAGACGGAGAGACAATCGGTTGGGAAGACCTAACAAGAGAGGAGCAAATAGACCTCTTGAACTCAATGGCAAATATGTATAACTTGTTCAAAAAATTCTTAAAGGAGGAATAAATAATGGCAAACAACAAACCATCAATCACACAACTCATGGGCAGCGAAAAAGACGCGCTCGACCTCTACATGAACATCATGGCGTCCTACATGCTGCTGTCCGTCGCCAACGACTACATGAACGACGCAACGGAAATGCTCGAAAAAAGAGGGCTGAAAGTGGAAAAGACAAAATTCCTCTTCAACACCGCCCAAAAGTGGATGAAACAATACGACGAACACCTACAGAAACTGCTCCCGTCGAAAAACCTCGCATACGCCTTCATGGACGATTTCGACAAGCTCAGAAAAGTCATTGACTGCTTCATACTCGGACACAACGAAACAAAGGAAGTCGGACAACAAGACACGGAAGGAGGTGATAATGCTATATAAAATCAGCGAACGCACATGGCTCGACCTGCCGAAATGGAAATGCCGCAATGAGTTCGCAGATCTGTGGAACGCCACACACACACCGAAACAGGACGTGGAACTCATCAACAAACTCAAGGCAAAATGCGACAAGATAACCGAAGAACACAAACAAAAACAACAACGCAAAGACAAAAAGAAAAACAATCGTTGAAAACTTTGTTGAAAAATATTTTTCAAAAATGTATGGCGTATTGAAATATTCCGTAATTTTGCAGCGGAAACAATTCGATATGAAAGATAAAATTCAGACAATAGAGAAAGCCGTTCTTCAGTGGTACAACATCGCCAAGGAAGAACTGTACAGCCAACGGGAGACTTATCCGATAGGCGGTGCGAGAGGAATGTTTGCATATCTGCTGTATAAGAACGGAGTGGAAGTCGAAGACATACGGCAGCTGATGGAATATGACGCTGCAAGAACAGTGTACTACAAAATCAACTTCGTGCAGTCGGAGATAAGCCACAACCACGGAAGATATGAAACCGACGTTGAGAACGTCGAAAGAATTATAGAAGAATTATCAAACAATTAAATTAAAGAATTATGGCAGAAACACAAACAGGACTTGTAGCGTTAAAAAACGCATTATCAGCCGATAGCGTCAAACAGCGCTTTGAAGAAATGCTCGGCAATAGAGCATCAGGCTTTATCACAAGCATCACAAATGTGGTTAGCAATAATACTTTATTGCAAAAGGCTGACAGAAACAGCATAATTATAGCGGCAGCAACTGCTGCAGCATTGGACTTGCCTATTAACCCTAATCTCGGTCAAGCGGCAATCATCCCTTATCAAGATAAGAAAACGGGCACCTGCTCGGCACAGATGCAGATTATGCGTAACGGATGGGTCGAACTTGCACAACGTAGTGGTCAGGTCGTCCGTATAGCCAATGAAATAGTCTACGAAGGAGAACTTGTTTATCACAACCGTTTCACAGATGAGTATGTCTTTGATGAAAGCAAACGCAAGTCAGACAAAATTATCGGGTACATGGCTTATGCTAAGCTTTGCAACGGCTTTGAAAAATATGTTTATTGGACTTTCGACAAGTGCAAGGAACATGGTTTGCGTTACAGCCAAACTTTCAAGAAAGGATATGGTAATTGGAAAGACGACTTCAATGGTATGGCACTCAAGAGTGTGCTTAAACACTTAATTGTTAAATACTTGCCAAAGTCACTTGAAATGCAGATGGCTATTGAGCGAGACCAAGCTACTTTGACGGGCGATATTGATAACCCGCAAGTTGTTTATGTTGATAACAACGAAAGCGGTCAACATGCAGAAGACTTCCAAGAGGCAGAAGTGGTTGAAACGAAAATCAAACCTAATCATAAGGAAGATTCTGCTCCACTACCCGAGCAGAGCAACGATGACGAATTTTAATTAACCATTATTTATCAATAATTAAAAACTTTACAATTATGGCAGCACTAACATCAATGTTCGCTACTTTCGTAGCATTCGTTTCGGGTATGATTCTCATTATCGAAGCGGTAAACAAACTGTTCAAAGTCGAAAACAAGAACGCAAAACTCTTCATCAGTTGGGGGTTGAGCATCGCAGTAGCAGCACTCGCCTTTTGGCAACAGTGGGGATTTTTTGCCGACTGCGGCGACATCACCACTTGGCAGGGATGGGTCAAAGCGGCGCTCATCGGATTCGGGTGCGCTATCGCAGCCAATAAGATTTACGACAGCGAGGAGATTTGGCGGCTCTTGGAGATGATATTCTCAATCTTCACTCCAAAACGTCAAATCGAACAAACGAGCAGCAACAAGAAAAAGTCAAATAAAAAATAGCGTTTTGTATTGTGAATTGCTTTCAAAATTATGTTTTCACTTAAGGCTATTTTAAATTAAACTTTTTTGTGTTCATTGCGAGAGTGGCGTGTAGCTCAGCGAGGTAGAGCGGTGGAGAATCCGTGTAATCATTCTGTTAGCCAGTTACGGTAGTGCCGCAGGTCGCAGGTTCGATTCCTGCCACGCCACCAAATAAAAGCGTAGGAAATCAGGCAACATAGCTCAGTCAGGTCAGAGCGCTACTGATGGTTAATCCCAGTAGAGGTCGGAGGTTCAAATCCTCCTGTTGCTACAAACTTTAAAACAAACAACGCTATGAAGATTTTATCAAACAAGACTTGGTACGACTGCCAAACACAAATCGCAGAGCTGAAGATACAGGTAAGCGCCCTGCAAAAGGAGAAGAGGGATTTGATGAAAGAAAACGACACCCTCAAAACCAAGAATTTCAACCTCAAACAAGAGACTGATTCACTAAGACACTCGCTTGAAATGGCTAACGAAATCATAGCCAACACGGGAGTGACGAGGGGCAAGGACGGTAAATTCAAATCAAAAAAGAAATAAGAGAGGAGAAAAACTGCAATGCAGTTAGGCTGAACTGCACATTAAACAACAAAAAGTTTCGGGGCAGGAGTGCCCTGCGCCTCTCTTAACAAAAACAGACATACTATGGCAAACAAGAAAAAACTTACAGCAGAACAACGCCGTTGGAGAGCCGAAGAGGACGCATATATCCTCGCCCAGGCTCGCATCGTGGAATCCGACATAGAGCGATTCAATGAGGCAACAAAGGTTGCTCAGCAGAGAGCCGACAACCTCAAGAAGGAAGCCACCGAAATGCAGAAGATAGCAAACCTTAAAAAGAAATAAATGACGGAAATCACAGTTTGCGGTTCATCGAGCCATGGAAACGGCTACTTGCTCAAATCAGGCAACGAGATACTTGTGCTTGAATTGGGGTGCAGGTTTATGGATTATGTGGAGATTCTTGGAAGCGATTTCAATAAAGTTGTAGGATGCGCTTTTACCCATAGGCATATCGACCACCTCAACCCATCCACCGCAAAAGAGTTTATTAGAAGAGGAGTTGACTGCTATGCCCATGAGGAAGTTATCAAAGAAGGCTATTTGAGCCGATTTAAGCCGCTTTTTAGCGGACATCGCAACGAGATAGGGCAATTTATCATTCAGACCTTTAAAGCGCCCCACAACGTCCCTAATTACGGTTTTTTAATAACAACTCCGACAAAAGAACGCATACTCTTCCTGACGGACACAACAGGAGTCAATCTCCGTTTCAGAGACGTCAATGCAATTCTCATCGAATGCAACCATGACGACGATACCCTCTTGGACAACCTCAGCAACCACGATGTAAGCATGAGCCATCCAGAGTGGCATCTTGGTCTTGACGATTGCGCCGAGTTCTGCAAGCAGAATTTGAGTGCAAGCACGAAGCAAATCATATTGATACATTTGAGCCATACCAATGTAAACGAGGCACACGCAATAGCAACCGTCAAGGAGCGTTGCAACTTCGAGAATGTGGCTGTGGCGCACAAAGGAGACACATTCAAAATTGAAAACGATGACTTCTGAACTTGAAAAATACATCTACGCAAAACTCGATGCTATGCAGACCGAGAAGGCTGAACGGCTGAATGATGTTGAGCCGAACTGGGTCACGAAAACCGAGCTGTTTGCCGCTATCGAAGCCGACAAGAAAGCCATTCTGAATAAGTGGTTTCGTGAAGGCAAAATTAGAGTCCATAAAACCATTCACGCACCTATTCACGATTATGTTGAACTGATTAAAAAGGAACAAAATGGACACTATTGAACACATGGCAAAATCCACAGAAGACATCGACAAGTGCTTTGAAGCCATTGCTAAAAGAGCAGAATGCCTCTTAGTGGCGGATTACGCAGACACACTAAGTAAAACGGTCATCAACAAATGGGACGGAGCAAAACTAATTTCATCAATTGAACTATGACTTGGACAAAAAATTATACTAAGAAGAGCGAAAGCAAGTACCACAACAAATCTGTAGTGGTAGACGGCGTGAAGTACGACTCCATCGGAGAAAGCCAAAGAATGGGCTATCTCAAACTCCTCGAAAGAGCAGGCGAGATAAAAGACCTACGCTATCATGTAGAGTATGAACTCATACCGCCTATCCGCAAAGAGGTGGTATGCAGAAACCAAAAAGGCACAGTATACACCCGTGTCACCAATGAACCAAGAGTGTACGAAGCCGATTTTGTCTACACCATAGTCTCTACAGGCGAAACCATAGTGGAAGATTTCAAAGGAGTGGAAACAGAGTTGTTCCTGTTCAAGGCAGACCTACTCTACTCTAAATATGGCATCAAAATTAAGATAGTCAAACAGGTCAATGAGCCTGTGTTAGGAAACAAATCATTTAACATCAAATAACAAGTATTATGGCAAATTTCAATTTCAAGTTGGACTTTTCCAAGCTCGAAGGCTTCGGCAAAGTCACCCTTACAGGCAAAAGCGGAACACCCAAGAGATGTGTTGTAATTCCGATAACAGATAACAACGTATTCGAAGGCGAGAAAGGCACTTATCTCGACCTCGTTTGCATTGCCACCCCTAACTCAGAATATGGCTCACACATGGTCACTCTCTCATCAACCAAAGAAGAGCGTGAAGCAGGTGTACGCAAGCCTATTGTCGGCAACTTGAAAGAGTTCGGCGCACAAGCTCAAGAAACCGAAGAGTACACCTATCAGCCACAAGGAGCAACACAGCAGCCTACAAGTAAGCCATCTGTCGCACCTGCACAGGAAGAAGATTCAGACCTCCCTTTTAGTCAAGCCCTCGCTGCCTAACCACGCAGCGGGGGCAAAAAATGGTAAAATATGGAAACTAAGGTTTGTTTTAAATGTCATCGAGAACTACCATTGAGTGAGTTTTACAAACATCCGCAAATGGCTGACGGACATCTCAACAAATGCAAAGAATGCACAAAAAAAGATGTTCGCGAGAAGTATATGGATAATTCTCAAAAAGACGAATGGGTTGAAAAGGAAAGGGCAAGAGGTAGAGAAAAGTATCACAGACTTGGATATAAAAATGTTCAAAAGAAAAAACACAAAGGAATAAACAATGTATTTAGAGACCTAAAAAAATATATGGATATTCCTTATGGTTATGAATTACATCATTGGAATTATAATCTAAAGCATGATGTGTTTGCCCTCGACAAACGCATACACAAGAGATTTCATAAGAAGGTCTTGTTTGATGAAGAATCAAAATGCTTCTTGTACAACGGAAAACTTCTCGATACAAAAGATAAACATGAAAAAGCAATCCGCGAAATCACAGGATTATCAGAAAATGAAGAAATTATTAAATTTGCAAAAGATTAAATAGTTATGAGAGTTAAAATCAAAAAAATACACCCCGGCGCCGTGATACCTTTCAAAACTTACGAAAGAGATTTCTGCTTCGATTGCGTCGCTACATCTTGCGAAGAAATTGCGCCAAACGTCTACAAATATGGGCTTGGATTTGCATTGGAATTAGACAAGGACAGTCTGGTGTATGACGAAGACAATACCATTTTATCCATTGATGCGAGACCTCGTTCTTCGGTTTGGAGGACAGGAATGGTTCTGTCCAACTGCGAAGGCACGATTGATGAAGACTATAGAGGTGAAATTGCCGCTATATTTTATCACGTCATGCCCAACATGCCAAGATACCAGGTCGGTGACAAGGTTGTGCAAATAAAAATTGGTGCAACATTGCCCGCATATTTTATTGAAGTAGACGACCTGTCCCCGACAGAACGCGGGAACGGAGGTTTCGGTTCAACAGGCAAATAACAATGACCATGACAAAGGAACAACTAATCGCACAACACGCCAAAGAGCAGGAACGGAACGTGAGACGAGTGCTTGACGAACTCAATCAGGCACTTCTCGAGCTTGACACTGTACACGACGACGGCACAATCACATCATTCTACATGGACTTCAACACGCAGGACATGTTCCACGCTGCCGCAATCATGTATTCCGTATGCTCCAACTATGCCGTCAAACACAATATTTTGAATGAGCAGAACGTCGAGAAGAAGATGCGACTGTTCACCGATGTCTTGAAAGAAGTTTTCGGACTTGACACAGCGGAAGAGGCGCAAGTGCGAATGATGTTGAATAACGCAATACCGGAATAACACTATGTCGCACTACGTCGGAAAGATAGACCTCAGCTCCCTTTTGGGTGTGAAGCTCGCCGATGTCAATATCGACGGAGAGGAGAAGAAGTGTCTCGTAATACCGATAAAAGACAACGACATAATCCATTGGAAAGACGAGTGGCAGCTTTGGTTCAGGGCTTTCTACTACAAGGAACCCCGAACCAAGTTCACCCACTTCCTGATGAAGTTCATACCCCAAAAGGACATCAGCAGAATGTCGTCAAAACAGATAGAGCAGTTCGCCAACCACTCCATCGGAGCGATGAAAAAGACAGGTTATG